ATTACGCCAGTCAGAAAGGCAAAGGCACACACTTTGGACTTGGCCGTCTGAAAAAGTTTATGCGTGATTATTACCGGCATTACGGGGCGGACGGCTGGGTCCTGAAGTGTGATGTTAAGAAATATTTTTACTCAATAGACCATGACATTCTAAAGTCGCAGATACGGCGGCATATCCACGATCCGGACGTTCTGTGGCTTATTGACATGATTATTGATTCAACGGAAGGCAAAGGAATTCCGATCGGCAACCATACCAGCCAGTGGTTCGCTGTCCTCTATCTTTCCGGAATGGACCACTTCATCAAAGAACAGCTTCGCATTAAGTATTACGGAAGATATATGGACGACTTCTATCTGATACACCACGACAAGGAATATTTGAAATATTGCCTGTCGGAAATCCTGAAATACGTTGAAAAACTGGACCTGGAACTTAACGGGAAGACTTCTATCTTCCCGCTTTATCAGGGAATCGACTTCCTGGGTTTCAGAACTTATATGACCGAAAGCGGCAAGGTTGTTCAGAAAATCCGCCGTGACAGCAAAAACAGAATCCGAAGGAAACTGAAGAAATTCAGGAAGCTACTGGACGAAGGCCGGATTGACTTTGAAAACATTCTGGCTTCATATACAAGCTGGACAGGCCATGCCGGACACGGCAACAGTCACCACTTAATAAGGCGCATGGACGAACTGTTCTACAGCTTATTTTCTAAAGAATTGGAGGGTTATCATGGCAAAACAAATATCAACGTTGAACGTTGGCGACGTCGTGAAATCGGTCAACACAAAGTATAACAATAGCGTTATTCGCTTTATCGTCGGCCATAAGACCGCTAACAGGGTGAAGCTGATAACCGAAAAGATTATTACCTTGAAATGCTTCGACGCGAAAGAACCCAGCAACCCGAACAGCGACCGACAGAATTACGGCAACAATCGTTATTCCCAATCAAATATTGACCAATGGCTTAATAGCGCGGCAGGCGCTGGGGCATGGTATAGCGCCCGCCATGCTTACGACGCGCCGCCGAATAATGCGAACGTCTGGACTAACTACAACGAATACGACGCCCAGGCCGGCTTCCTGGCATTCTTCGAAGAAAGTTTCAGGAACGCGATCCTTGACACCACGATCAGGGTCGCAAAGAATACCGTCACCGACGGCGGGGGCTATGAAGACATTACACGAAAAGTTTATCTGTTGTCAGAAGCCGAAGTCGGCCTTGGTAATGAAAACGGCGTCGCAGAAGGTACGCTGTGGGACTATTTCAACAGTGCCAGCCGAAGACAATGTTATCCTACAGCCGAAGCTGTCAGCGCTTCCGAATACACAAGCACCAGTCTTTCATCAACGCAATATTGGTACTGGTGGTTAAGGACCCCGAGCGCCGGCTATTCGTACAACGAGCGGAATGTCGGCACGGGCGGCGCGCTGGACAACGGCCACGCGTACGGCGGCGACGGGGGCGTTCGGCCGGCTTTGGAACTGGACTCTGGAATCTTGGTATCTGATTCGCCAGATACTGATGGAGCCTATATAATCCAGTGGAACCAGCCACCTACAACCCCGACCTCTATTTCATACGGCACACCACGAGCGGGGCAGTTGCTGACGATTACCTGCGGAGCGTCAACCGATCCGGAAGGCAATCCAATCAACTATGTCTTTGAACGTCGTGTCGATACTGGCGCATATGTCCAGATCGGAATCACGTCTTCGACTTCGATCGTTGACACTGTGCCGACGTCAGGAACGAACTATCAGGTCCGTGTGAAGGCCGTCGATTCCCTGGGCGCTGAATCCGCATATCAGACCGGAACAGCGGTTCCAATTTCCTATAACACTCCGCCAGTGGTCAGCGGTTCGGATCAAAACCTGGGGGCCTATACAACGCCGCTTACGTACCACTACACCGTGACCGACGCAGACGCCGGCCAGACCTTAACGGTCACTGAAACAGTCACAAACGGAGCTGAAACAATCACGCTTCGGACCTACACCGCAACGAGCGGCGCGACGAATACGGCCGATCTGTCGTCTGTATGGCTTAAACTTCTGCCTGGTTCCCATACCCTGACCATTAACGTCAACGACGGCGCCGGAGGAACGGCCCAGCGTGTGATCACGTTCAGCCGAACCGTCACCAGAATCGCCGCTTCCCGCGCGTTCTCTACGGACGAACTGGTCACAAAATGCTTCGTGTCACTCTATCCTTCGGACAGGCCTTCCGATAGCGTCCTTCATTGCGAAGTGTCGAACAATCCTTTCGATCCTTCGCCGGTATGGGAAGACATCACGTCGAAGGTCAATTTGTACGTCCACACGTTCGCGAATTCGACCGTCGCAACGACTAACGGCCTGGCTTACCGCTTCACGCTTACAAAGGGAAGTCAGACAATCGAAGTCATTCAGGCGACGATCAGGTTCGCCTAAAAGGAGGGAATCGAAATGTTTGATCCTAAAGAATGCGAATATGTACCGAAGGAAAAGAAGGAAAACGAAAAGGACCTTCTGATCAAACAGCTAATCGAAGAAAATGAACTTCTGAAAGGCTGTATCATGGAAATTTGCGACGTATTGTTCGCTGAATAACCAGGGAAGGAGGACACGCCATGTCTAAACTTGTTCAGCTATACGTCAACGAAATAAAGGCCGGAAGAATGACCATTGAGGACGTTCCAGCCGGCCTTCGTTCACAAGTCGAAGCGGCCCTGGCGGCCGAAGAAGAACAGGAAAACGGGGTGGTCTAAATGCGGACCACCGTTTTCATATACCTTGCAAGGCTAATTTTCGGAAAGGAGGCTTTCGAAATGCTTGTTCGCCTTTATGCCGGTGAAATCATTCTGGGGAAAATCCAGCTTGAAGATGTACCTAAAGGTCTTTATAAACGCGTATACGACTATCTAGTGGACATTGGCTATTTAGAGCCTGAAGCCGAGTAATATGGCAATGAGAATGTCTTTTTATCTTAGTTGAGTTGAAAGGATGATATTGTGGACGAATGGTATGACAACAAACAGCTATATGAAATGCTGCAAAAGTTAGAACATGAAATTGCAGCATTGAGCAAAGAAATGGCCGAGACGCGGACAATGATACGCGATTATAATGACCTGCGTGCTAAAGTCGAGGCTACTGCTGGTGCTGTAAGAGCATTACAATGGCTAACACCTATAGGAATAGCGGCGCTGGGATTATTATTCACGGTGTTAAATTATATAGGGAGGTGAGAAATATGCGAATTGTGATTGACCCTGGACATGGCGGGAAAGACCCCGGGGCAATAGGCCAAAAAGGGACAAAGGAAAAAGACATAACGCTGAAAGTAGCCATAACAGTAGCATCGCTACTCCAGCAGGCAGGCATAGCAACTAAGCTTACCCGTACAAGCGATGTATTCGTTGAGCTGGACGATAGAGCTAAAATAGCGAATAGCTTTGGTGCAAACTACTTTGTATCAATTCATTGTAATTCTGCTACCGATAGGAGCGCAAGGGGCATAGAAACATATTGCTATCAGTTTGGCGGCGACGGTGAAAAGCTAGCCCAATCTATTCAGGATGAATTAATTAAAGCTACAGGATTAACCGACCGTGGCGTGAAGGCGGCCAATTTCGCGGTGCTACGTGAAACCAAAATGCCTGCGGTGTTAACGGAGTTGGCGTTTATATCCAATCCAGAAGAAGAAAAGCTACTGGCAGATACAGAGTTTCAGGATAAATGCGCTATGGCGATAGCTAAAGGCATTGGTAAGGTTATTGGAGTGCAGATAAAAGACAATAAGGAGGTTGTAGATATGCTCAAAGATCTTGTTGTATACGGCAATGACATTGACAAACGCGCTGCCGAATATTTAGCCGACTATTTAGCATGCCCGATTGTGCGCGTGGATAATTATAAATCGGGTATGGCTAAAAACGTCTATGCGGTAGGCGGATTAGTGCGGATCGATGGCGCTATAGCGTTAGCTGGTCCGGATAGATATGAGACGCTAAAAGAAGTGCTGAAATTGATGAAAAAACTATAAAGGAGATGATAAAATGAGCGATTTTATGACGCCTGAAATGTTAGCCACATTCGCCGGACTTGTGGCGGCTGTAGGAGTTATAGTGCAATTTACAAAGTCTATGGTTAAAAAGCAGCTTGGCGATTATGCCGTGCGTATATATGCATTTGTGGTAGCACTTATTTTGACGTTTATATTCGCACCCGCCGGATATGATTTGCAAGGTATTATACTTACAATCGTGAACGCAGTGATAGTAACGCTGGCGGCCATGGGCGGATATGAAGCCATAGCAGATCCCAAAGCCGAAAAGCAATAACCGCAGGCCCTTCGGGGCCTCTTTTTTTTATGCCCACTATCTTTATCATTCTGCACGCTAAATCGTCCGCCACAGCTCCGATATGGCGAAAGATTTCGATATTGTATAGGTTATCATACCAGAGACATATATAAACTTAATACAGGCCATTCTGGAGCGTCTGAAACGAAGTTGTAAAATTGATTAAGGCATACTTTTATGGTATGCCTATTTTTTATGCCTTTTTGTGCAATATGTACAAAAACATTGCGCAAAATTTGTGACAAATTATTTTTGCAAAACGCTTGACAAATACTATGTATGTGGTATGATATATATAGAAAGAGAGAGAAAAGAAAGGATGATTGAAAAATGATGTTAGACGAAGCAAACGCAAGGTTAAAAAGAAAGGTAACACCGGAGGAACTAGACAAGATGAACGCTGCATATGTAGTGATGGACTTGGACAAAGATGATTTCTGTAAGATAGTAGATGCAATCGGAGTTGAGAAACTGATAGAGAAGCAGGAATGGTACGAAAGGTTGTTGAAGGCGGAAGAGGAACTTAAAGAAAGAGAAATATACGAGCAAGCGTTAAAGCAAAAAAAGAGATTGCAGCAAAGTTTAGAAGTAGTACAACGGATTATAAATGAATACGAGGGTAAATAAGATGGACGAAAGTCCATCCCCCTCCCTCAAATAGAAAATAATAATGGAGGATGTAAAAAATGATTAAACAAGAGTTGTTAAGAGTTGTACCGAATTCAGAATCGGAAACTGCGTGCTTTTTGTCGTGGAGCGATGCGCCGTATGTGTTGGAAGTGCTTGTTGCTGACGGATGGCATGCTATCTGGGGATTGGGCGAAAATATGAGCGTTAGTGATGCGCTGGATAGCATAGACGATGCTGTTTTAGATGATTTAATAGCGGCGTATCCAGAAATGAAGGCATGAACGGTAATAGTAAAAAAGATGGAGGTATGAAAAATGATGTTAGTTGATGTAAGAGGAAACGATTTTTTGGAGGATGTTAGGTCTTTTATAGACGAGCTGGCAGAAGATTATGCGGATGGGTTAATCGATATGGTTGAAGCAGGACAGGACAGCCTTACAGATGAGATGAAGGCTGCGGGGATGATGAAAGGAGTAGATGTAAAAGAAGAGTATTTGCTAGAAGCGATTAGAATTGGTTTAGGCATACCGACGGGAATGGCTTTACCGAACTTCTTCAGATATATCGCCCAAAAAGCGGTAGCTGAAATAGCAGTAAAGGTATTGCAAGCCGGATATGATATACGCTGGAACTGGCAAGGCGATTATGGTTTCTGTGTATATCCGGAAAAGCAAAATGATGCGGACGAATAGAAGGACGATGCTGGGAGGGCCATCCCTCCCAGCAATAAAAGAAAGGATGGATTAAAATGGAGTATAAGACGCATACTGATTTGTTGGATAGGATTTTGGATTTGCCGGATTTGGCTAGAGCGGCTTTATTCGGCAGGCTGTTTGGCCGGATGGAGGCCAATCAATATGAGTTTTTCTTCAAAGCGCTTGAGCAAGAGATTGAAAAAGAAGAAAGGAGATTGAACGGAGATGTATAAGGTTTATACAGAGATGCCAAAAGGTTGGCGGGTAATAGATGGAGCTATGACAGCTCCCAGAGGATATGTCTGGATATGCAACAACAAGAGCCGATTTAGTAAAGAGTATGAGAGCGCTTTGTTGAAAAAAGAGGATTGGAAAAAACAAAAAAACAGTTGACAATGCAAGGTGTAAGATATATAATATAATTAAAGAGAGAGAAAGGGAGCGAAAAAGATGAAGTTATATGAAGAATTGAGAGAGGTTGAATATGATATACGGATGCTGGAGAACGAACTCCAGCGCCCATGGAGTTTGGCTGACGAGGCGTTCCTTGAGCAGGAACTGGAGAAATTGTACAATTATAGACACGAGCTAAATCTAAAGTTAAATCAATACGGAAAGGAGGAAATATCATGAGACGGTTTGCAGAGCCTGACTGGGTGAACGATGCGGGGATAGGCGAGTGCGCTTATTGCCATAGCGAACTATATAACGGCGATGAATTCTATGCCAGCGGCAGTACTATGTTATGTTGCGTTGAACACCGCGATGCCTTTATCGCCGAACATTCGGATGAATACGACGTTGACGATTTCAAGCATTGGCAAGATGGCGAATTCGATTTGAAGACAGAGCGTGAGAACTGGAGGGCGGACGCATGATTATCTTGAATGGCTTGAAACTAATAGATACGTCTTCGGGAATAGTACTTTGGGTAGAAGAAGATACGACGGATGGTAAATGGAATATTGTTGCTTATAATATCTTGAAACCCGAGAATAAGGAAATTATGTATCAGACGAATGAGTTTAGAGTTGCTAGAAATAAACTTCACATGATTGACTTTTGGGCAGCGCACAACTTTAAGGCAGTAGATATGGGAGATGAATAGAATGTTGATAAGTGAACAAATGGCAACAAAAATGCTGAATGAAGCTGAAAGTGTACTAGACGCTGGAGGAAGGCCTTGTGTATTTATCTTTAATGGCCAGATATATTTCTCACGAGGCGAGAAACGTATTAGTACCGAAGATTTTTTTAGCTCTGTTGGAATGAATGTTTTGATAACAGCAGACGAGTTTAAAAACTTAATTGATAGTGGCGACGCGGCAGAAAAGCTAATAGAGATGTTTAAGGGAGATGAATAGATGTTGATAATGAGCCAAAACAAAACTAAAGCGATCGACACGACCGGAGCTTGTTTCTATATTGAGCATGACGAAGGTTGCTACAAGCTAGAAGCGTCCGGTAGTAATACAATCGAAGTTAATTTATGCATGGGAATATATCAAACGGAAGCAGAGGCCAAACGTGCATTGGCTCGCATAGCAGAACAGGCCGAGAACGGCCGTAGTATAGCTTATTTATAAGGAGGAATAGAAGATGGATGTAAACAATATGCCGGTTGAATATGGCGAGCAGAGGATAGAGTATATCCCAAAAGTTGAGGTAACGCTAGAGCAGGCTGTAGACAACTTAAAAAAGTTAGATGAGATACGCAGAAAAATAATGCGGCAAGGTGTTGATTATGATGTTATATCCGGTACGCCGAAGCCGACGCTGTTAAAGCCGGGGGCTGAAAGATTGCTACAGTTTTTCGGGCTTGGGCATAAAGTTCAGCTCGTAGACAAGAAGGAGGACTGGGACGATGGGTTTTTCTACTATCAGTATAAGGTTACGATAGTGAAGCAGTATCCCGGATACGAGATAGTAGTAGCAGAGTGCGAGGGCAGTGCGAATAGCAAAGAAAAGAGATACCGCAATCAAGATGTGTTTAGCATTGTGAACACGCTACAAAAAATGGCGATAAAAAGAGCGTTGGTCGGGGCTGTATTGCAAGCGACAGGAACAAGCGGTATGTTTACACAGGATTTAGATGATACTGATATTGTCATAGATGAGCAGGCGGAACGCAAGCCTGCGGAGAGGTCCGGCGGAGCAACGGATGCACAAAAAAAGGCGATATTCGCAATAGCAAAAGAAGCAGGGGCGGCAAACGAAAGTGAAGTAATAGATTATATTCGTGCTGTAGCCGGTATTAATCCTGACAAGTTGGATGATTTGACAAAGGCGCAGGCAAGCAGCGTTATAACTGCACTGAATAACGCAAAAAATAAATAGATGATGACAGGGCATAAAGGCGAAGGGATAGCACATAATACGTACCTCACACCATTCACTTTTCGACCTCACAAATCCTTGCCTTTATGCCTATTTCATAAAATTAGAAAGAGGGATAATTATGGACTGGAAAGAAGCTAAACGAGAGTATATGCGGCAATGGAGAGAAAAAAATAGGGAAAAGGTCAGGGAGTATAATAAAGAGTACTTGCGTAAGTGGTATAAAGACCATCCCGATAAGCGCAAAGAATATCAGCGTCGTTATTGGGAGAGGAAAGCTGAAGAAATGGAAACTGATATGCAAGAAGATGAATAATTATGCATAGTATAATAATGATTGTAACAGCTTTGTAACGTTACATGGTTGTTACAATCAAAAAAAATGATAGTATAAACATGATTGAATATATGTGTTGACACGCATAAAACAGTGATGTATAATAGCTATATAGAATATAAAAGGATGTGATGAACTATGGCAAAGGAAATAACGGTAATGAAAAAATTACTTCACGACAGATACATGACACAAAAAGAGTTTGCAAAATTGGTAGGTTTAAACCTCGGGGTAGTGAACTCGGTAGCAAATGTAGCTAGGAAGGCATATCCTGTAGAAGCTAAAAAGATAGCTGATGGCCTTGGTGTGCCGGAAGAGGAATTGTTTGACGAGCGCGGATTTGCCAAAACCACAATAATCCGCTAAAAAAAGGAGAACTAAAAATGCCAAATAGAATATTGCGGGAGAGCATATGCACAAGCGAAACAATAAAACTTCTGTCACCGGAAGAAGAAGTGTTCTTTTACCGCTTATTAGTGGTATGCGACGACTTCGGACGTATGGATGCACGGCCAGCAATACTACGTGCAAAATGCTATCCGTTAATAATCGATAAAATAACAGAGAACGATATAAGTAAATGGCTTAACAGTTTAGTAAATGCTGAATTGATTTATTTATACGTCGTTGATGGTAAAACATATCTACAAGTTACTACGTGGGACAAATACCAGCAAAAGCGAGCAAAGAATAGCAAGTATCCATCGCCTGATGATGGTATGATAGCATATGATATCATATGCAATCAAACGCAATCAGATGATAGCATATGTCCCCGAGAAACGAGAAACGAGAAACGAGAATACGAGAATACGAGAAGCGAATTGTCATCGCCTACGGCGAATGACGACCCCCCATCTAAAAGTAAACCTAATAAAAATAAGTATGCAGAGTTTGTATCAATGACGGAAGATGAGTATCAAAAATTAGTCACCGCTTATGGAGAAGTAAAAACAAGACGCATGATTGAGATATTAGATAACTATAAAGGTGCTAACGGTAAAAAGTATAAGTCGGATTATCGAGCTATTTTGAACTGGGTTGTCGATAGGCTATCAGAAGAAGACAAAAAACGCGGTGTTGTACAAGCCGATATCTATTCACCATATAACACCGAATTTACGGAGGTAGCGCCATGATAGAGAACATAACCGCCGAACGAAGCGTATTAGGCACAATAATATTATATCCAGAATATGCCATATATCTGGATAGCATATCCGAAGATGACTTCATCGACGGAGATAATGCGAAGCTATATAAAGCCATGGTAAGCATATATAAAGACGGCAAAACCATAGACTATACAGCAATATCAGCTATAGACCATTCTATATTATCGCACGCTCTAGAAGTAGCTGGTGAAGGTTTTGTCGGCAACTTTATACAAGACCTGCAAGCGTTAAAAGATGCAAGCGCTTTACGCAAGGCCTTCTTAAATGCGCAAAAAGTAGCACAAATGGCACAGGAGAGCGATAGCGCAAGCGAAGTCATATCGCAAGCAATGCAAGCATTTAGCGAGATGGCAACCACAAACGACAAGCAAGAACCTTTTAGCGATATAGTATTAAAAACCATGGATGATATTGAAGAACGTTATCGCAATAAAAATAGCAAAGAATATTACATGAATTCGCTTGGGTCATTCAATATCATGACAGCAGGCCTGCATAGGTCCGAGCTGCACATTATAGCCGCTAGACCTAGTGTTGGCAAGACGGCATTTGCGCTGCAATTGGCGACGGATGTAGCGAGAAACGGAGTAAAAACACTATTCTTCAGCCGAGAAATGAGCGAAACGCAGCTAGTTGAACGCATACTGGCGCGGATAACAGGAGTTAGCCACTGGAACATTAGGACAGGCAAATTAAGCGATGCAGACTGGGAGAAGCTATCGGCTTTAGGCTTGCCGTTAGGAGACTTGCCGTTAACGGTAGATACCAAAAGCGCAACGATAGAGGATATATGGCTTGAGACGGTTAAGACGCCAAATGTTGGTCTGGTGGTGGTTGACTACCTACAGCTAGTAGGTGTTAAAAAAAGGTATGACGCTAGGACGCTAGAAGTTGGATATATAAGCCGGCAGCTAAAGCAAATGGCTATGGAGCTCAATATACCGGTGGTGGCGCTAGCACAAATAAATAGAGACGCTGCAAATAGAGTACCAGGGCTTGAGAATTTGGCCGAAAGCGGCAAGATAGAGCAAGATGCCGACAATGTATACTTCTTGCATAGGCCGGACGAGCAACCGCTATGGCAAAACAAGAAGTTGCTATATATAGACTTAATCGCGGCGAAGCAGAGACAGGCCCCAATCGGCAGAAGAACTATTATGTTTAACCCTGATAGACAAGCGTTTTATGATATAATTAAAGACGGAGGGGACGAATAACTATGGCATTAATAGAAGAGCGAATTATGGACTATATCGACGACTTGCAATTGCAGATAGACCGGCTTAAGCTGCAAATAGAGCGCAAGGACGATATAATATGGCAATTAACAAAACTATGCGATAAGTGGCATGGTGAGCTAAAGAAGTATGACGACCTGTACGGGCAAAACGAAGAAGCTAAAAAGGATATATGCTATACATGTGAACATATGTGCAATATACAAAGAAGATATAAGGGAGCGAGCATGTTATCTTGCGGGAGATATGAACGGGGGTACAAGTATGAAGATTAACATTAGCGATATTGGAGTAGGCACGCGGATGCGTAAGCTGGACGCAAACAAGGTCCAGACTATAGCAGAGAGCATGAAGCAAATAGGACTATTACAACCTATCACGGTGGCGCGCAATAATAATAGCAGTTACAAACTTATAGCCGGATTGCATAGGTTAGAAGCTGCTAAATTGCTTGGATGGCAAGCGATAGAAGCTATAGAATTTGACGGCGACGCTATAGACGCGGAGCTGGCAGAGATAGACGAAAACCTTGCGAGAAATGACCTCACAGTTCTCGAGCAAGGAGAGCATTTGGCGCGTAGACAAGAATTGGTAGGATATAAGCGTGGCGGAGATAGACGTTCAAAGCGTAACGATTACGGTTTGAAAACTACAAAAGAAATAGCGCATGAAATTGGGATTTCAGAAAATTCGGTAGAAAAACGCATACAAGTTGCTCGCAACATTGTGCCGGAGGTCAAAGAGGTTATCCGCAATACTGATATAGCCGACAGCACAACACAGCTGCTTGAGCTTGCAAGGCTAGAACCGGAGCGACAGGTAGAAGTAGCGAAGGCGATTGCGAACGGGATAGACAATGTAGCTGACGCTAAAAGACAAATTAAACGAGATAAAACTATAGCGAGCATTAAAAGCGATAATTTAAAGGAGAATAGCAACATTCACCTAGTCAAGGGAGATATGTTGGAATTAATAGACACTTTGGGCAAGTTTAGTTTAGTAGTCACTGACCCACCTTA